ATTTCTTCAATCTGAAATTTACGGGTTTCCAGAAACTGAGCCTCATTATTCGGAATTGAGATCGGTGTAAACTTTACGCCTTCTTCCAGAACAGCAACTTTATGTGCATTTCTGCCACCATAGGCTCTGTGCCATGCATCTCTTAGTTTATCGGGATTTTTAATGACTCCCGGATGTTCTAACACACCGCTTGGATTTGCGTTGTTTCCGAAAAACGATGCCCCATAATCCTCGCAGGCGATAGAAATGCCGATTGCATTTTTCGCAAGTGCAATCGGCGAATATCCAACCAGACCATCAAATCCAAGTCCGGGAATATGCAGAACTTCATCGGCGTAAAAAATGATGTCGCCCTGTTCTTTCAGATTCGGATTTGCTTCATCGTAACGGCTGTAAATGTATATCAAACGGTTTTTCTCATCACGGTCAACCTTCATTTTATCCGGCATCAGCGGATACAGTCCGATAACATCCCCTCTGCCATTTCGGATAATCTGTGCATAGGCATTGCCGTAAATCAGCAGATGGGACATTAAGGTTTCTCGGAAAACAAAGGATGTCATTTCCGGATTTGGCTGATCGTGGAGCAAAAAATAGAGCGGATGCTGCAGCACTCGCTCTTTTCCTTTATCATTGTATTTGTACACATGAAGCGGTAATTGTGCGATAGCCTCCGACAGCACTCTCACACAAGCATAAACCGCAATATGCTGCAGGGCTGTTCTGTCGGTGACACGTTTACCGCTGTTTGCTCGTCCGAAAAAATATGTGTAGGACGGCGAATCATAGCTGTTGGTCGGCTTATCTCTGGACTTGAATAGTCCTGTGAAAATACGCATATATATCATACTCCTTTCTATACTTGTGTATGAAAAAAGCACCCTTCATTATGAAAGGTGCTTCTATTTTATTTTGCAAATAATGTTTTTTGACGCATACTCAAAACGCTGTTATTTAAATAGTCATATTTTCCGTGATAGTAGCTATTAATTGTCCGAACCAAAGTGGCATTTTCCAAATCAATAATTCTCAATGAATCATAATCAATATTTGTTCCATCAAATTTGCCTAAAACGAAACGATTGAATTCATCTCCATTTGATAAAAGCAAATCAAATAAAACATTACATGGTTTATGAATAATTGAAGTAAGTTCACGGGATATGCTTGATAATTCTTGAAGTGGATTTTCAAATGATATTGCATAGACTACAGTGGAAAAAAATGTGGATTTTATCTGTTTTATTTCGTATGTCATATACAACACCTCCTTATATCACACTTTATGAACTATGCTATAGTATATCCTTTTTTATATAGCTAATCACCTCCATAAATTTATCATATGCAACATTACGATCTGTTATAATCACAGTTTGAAAATCATCGCCTGATGCGTGACCATACGGATGTCTGTTTTTATTATAAAAAACATAAAGCGATCTCAATAGTTCTGCCACATCACTTGAAAGTGAATCGGCATACTGTTGTCTCATTATGATAGAATTATTTTTTGTATAGAAATACTCTTTAAAGCCATCAACCCCAATACAATCCAATCCATTCTTTTTAAATATTTTTCTTATGAAGCCTTCGTATGCTCTGTAAGCTGGAAAAACAAGGCATGAATAATCTGGAAAAGTAACATTAACTTTAAATTGAATAAACGATGAAGCAAGTATTGCTTTATGCGTAGACGGAAAATAATTAAATATGTCTTCTCCTAACACGCTTTTCATTTCTTCATAAATATCATCTTTATTAATTGAAAGATTGCACATTTCAAGATGATTATCTACAAGCGAATCTGTATCTTCGATAGACTCAGCAACTAACAAAAGAATGTCTTGGAATAAATAATGCGGTTTCCCTTGAACTTGTAGTCTTTTGGTATTGCAAAAATACTTTAGCGTGACATAGTCTCCAAGAACACCTTTAATCCTGTATAATTTATACTT